TCCCGACCAGGCCGGGCCGGCCGGAACCTGACACGTGCGGCCACCCAGGCGTCAGCCGAACGCCACGCATTCGCAGCCTGACGCTGATCATGCGTGGAGAAATCGGGCTGCACCTGAGACCACACGGTCAGGACTCCCGGCTCGACGTCGGCCATGGCTCGGCTCAGCCCTCGCCGCCGGCCGGGGTGACCGACAGCTTGCAGAACGCCGTGGAGTCCAACACCCCGGTCGCGACATACCCGCCGTAGGAGACGCCCAGCCCGAAGACCTTCGGCTCGACGGCCTGCAGCAGGCCGACCCTCTCCTCGTAGAACTCGGCCAGGTTGGAGCGGCCGAGGATCACGGTTCCGGCCGGCAGACCGGGGACCATGATCCGAGGAATGTCGAGGATCGACCCCTCGAACCCGGTGGCCTTCGCGACCCCCGGGTTCTCGTTGGTGGCCGAGGTGACGTTGGTCAGGGTCAGGAGGGTCCCCAGGGAGGCCCACATGTCCACGCTGGTCCAGATGGTGTTGACCAGGCGCAGCGCGGAGGCCCGCTTGGTGCCGTTGCCGGTCATCGCGGTCACGGCGCCGGCGTAGAGCCCCTTCACCCAGTCCGCGATGGTGTCGGTCGCCACCGCCTGGGTCTGGGTCACAGCGGTCGCGAACTGCTGCGCGGCCCAGTCCTCGGTGTCGGTGCCGTAGATGAGCTGCAGATCGGAGATCACCGAATCCCACGCGGACGGGGAGGTCCAGTCGATGTCCTGACGGGAGATGTTCACGAAGCCACCGAAGGTGTGCTTGGTGAACGGAACGCCCTCGATCTTCAGCGCCGAGTCGACCAGCTCACCCTTCTCATTGGTCTGCTCGCCGGTCTTCGTGTGACCGGTGATGTGCGGCCGCTCGAAAGACTTCCCGGCGATGCCGGCCAGGGGCTTCGCGCCGATACTGGACACGAACGGACGAGATCCGTCGAGATCCTGGAGGATCTCACCGACGATCGGCTTCGGCAGCAGCCCCGGCGTATCGGCCGTGGTCTGATGCTCGCCCGCGGCGACATCGTTGGCGGCCCGGTTCAGGGCCATGACGTCACGGCCGAGGGCGGCAGACACACGCTGCTGAGCGTCAGACGAAGGGGCGATCTGAGCGCCGGGGTAGCCCACGGCTCGGACGTAGTCGACGAGGAATTCGCCAGCAGTCTTGTAGGCCTGCTCGCGGGGCTCCACGCTCAGTCGGCGGGACTCCCCGCCCATGCGCGGCTCCCGCTGCCGGGCCTGCGCAGCCGGCTTGCGGACCTGATGAGCGGTGCGAGTCTCCTCGAACGCCTCCAGCGGCTTGACCTGCTCATCGATCTCCGCCATCCGCTGACGGGCGCTCTCGACGTTCTTCAGCTCAGCGTCGACCAGGTCGCGCTCTTCCTCATTGGCCTTGTCGAGCAGCTGGGAGATGAACTCCTCCTGCTCGGAGCGCTGATTGAGCAGCCGCTCCAGGACCGGGTTTCCCATGATGAACCACCTCTCTGGGGGTGCGAACGTTTCTGTTCGCTCCTCCGTGGTGGCCCATCCCCCACATCAACTGGTGGCCCGTTTACTCCGGGTTGGTGCGGTTCGTCTCCGGCGGGGAGCAGAAGGGCTTGCGTCCTTCTGGTCATTCATGCTGGCATCCCGCCGCCCTGAAATTGTCGGCCCGTCCTCCGAGCTCATGGCGTGCTCGGGCTCGGCCCGCTCCGGGCGTGGCTCCGGCGGCTCAGGCTCGGCAGTCAGATGCCCCTGGAGCATGGCATTGACGTCGGCTCGCAGCCCGGCCAGATCCTCCGGCGACGGCATGCCCTGCACAGGCCCGGTCACGACGCGCTCCTGCGGTTCTGCTCCAGCCACTGGGCCCACGCTTCCCGCTTCGGGAACGTGAGCTCGTGGTTAGGCATCTCGCGCCGCTGCTCACGCGAGCGAACCTGGCTCACCTTGGCGCCAGCGAAGGCCGGCGTCGGGGTGATGGAGACCTCCAGCAGCCTGGACTCCAACCTGGTCACCTTGTCCATGCCATCGACTCCGCGGTTCGGATCCCAGTCCTCATCGGCGACGTACTCCCACTCGCTGCGGATCGGCGCGAAGCCGATCGACAGCCCAGTCAGCATGCCCTTCTCCGCGAGATCGGCGGCCCGCTCGGCCTCCTCCGAGGAATCCATCAGCCATGTGCAATCCAGTCCGCTCTCGTTGTCGTCCCACTCCTCCGACACGCCGACGGGCCATGTCTGGTTGTTGTGCCACATGAGCAGAGGGAGCTTCCTGGCGGCCTCCCTGATGCTCTTCGCGAAGCTCTTCGGCGCGTGCTGCTCAGCGAACCAGCCGATGCTGGTCAGCGTGTTGTATGGCACCGCACGACCGCTGATACGCCGGTTATCGGTCTCCACATCAACGAGTTCCAGCGCCGCCGATGCGGTGCGCACCTCCGGCGCCCGCAGCGTCACGATCTGATCGTTCATTGGTCTGTCCTCCCTGATTCTGGCCTGCCGTCATGCTCTGAGTGATCACTGGATTCCGGAGTTCGTCTGACCCTGGGACGGGGCTCTTTCCGATGTACTGGCGGGCCTCATTCACGCTGAGCAATCCGGTGTTCACCGCCTGCGACAGGAACGTGATCGTCGTGGACATGTCATCGCCAAGGATCGCCTGACGATCGAACCGAAGATCCGTGCCAGGAGGCAGCCACGCCGTCCCCCACGCCTGCTCGAACTGCGCGATCATCAGCCCCAGCGTCTGGCGGATCAGCATCAGGAACATCGGCCCCGGCGACCTGTAGGTGAGTCCCTTTGATTCGGCCCCCAGCCAGAACCCATCCAGGTTGAACATGTTCGCCACATCCACCCGCGACAACTTGCGCGCCTCGGAGAGTTCCTGATCGGCAGGCGACCACGCCAGTTTCACGATCTCGGTGCCATTCGGCAGCACCGCCGGCTCCCGTTTCGGCCCGCCGAACTTGTCCACCCAGGATTGCTTGGCAGCGTCGGCCTCCTCCTGACTGAGCTCGGAGTTCGGAACCACGATCGCCACCGAAGGCACCGCCGAAGTGTCCAAGACCCTGGCCTCGTAGGCCTGCTGATCGGCCACCTTCCCCAGGGCCGCGAGATGCTGCTCGACCACCCCGACACCGATCAGCGTGTTCCACCGGTTCGCCCCACGCCTGACGTGGATCACATCGGCGCTCGACACCTGCACGCCGTCGATCCAGTAGACCGGGCTGCCAGTCGTCGGCTCCTCGGTGACCGCCACCCTCGGCGCCGGCACCCACGCCATCGTCAACGGCCACCCAGACTCAGACCGCGACGTCACCACGGAGACGGCGTTCCCGTGGATCCACCAGTCCATGAAGTTCTGCTCCACGAACCAGGCCGTCTCCGCGTCAGGATCCGGACGCATCAGAATCATCCACGGGAACGGCGACAGTTCAGGGCCTACCCAGGCCTTCATCGGCATGGTCGCCGGCATCGACGCCACAATGCCCAACGCCCGAGCAACCTCCGGAATACCCTTCGCGCGGTCCGGATCAGTGGCCATCGTCCACCCGGTCAGCACACCCACCGGCCCGACATTCAGGGTGCGCACCTGCTCCGGCGACAGGCCCCCCACCTGGTACACCGCCATCAGAAGATCCTGAACGTGTGCTTGACGGGCTCGACGTCGCCAGGATGATCAGCGGCCCACACAGCCGCCGTGGTCGATTCGAGCACCGTCACGGTCACCTCCGAAGTTTTCGCCCACATCGTCAGCCCCGTCTTCGTTTCCCGGAGCCCGGCATGGCGCATGGAATCCTCCAAGTCAGGATGCCCGTCATGTGACACCGAAATTGGGGACTCCTCCACCCCCGACTTGAACCGGATGCACGCCGACCCCCAATCACCCATCCCGAGTTCCAGCAGCTCCACGCCGTGCGTTGTCAGCTCGTCGGCCACATTCCGGCCCGGCCCCACATGGTTGATCGCCACCGCCACCGGATGATGGGCCGCCACCAACTGCTCAACCGCCGGCGCCACCCACCTGGTGCCTGGCCTGTGCGCAATCTGCTCCGTCAACGCCACCCCATCAGGGCGCCGCCACGCAGCCGTGATCGACGCATCCACGCCGTCCTGATCCACGCCCACACCGATGCCCACCAGGGCCGTCTCCGGGATCTGCTCACGCGTCCTGGCACGCCCCCACTGCAACTCATCAATCACCGTCTCCGACGCGGTCTCGTCTGCGTCCAGGCCGCCGTAAGCGCGAAGGAATCGAGAGCGGGACTGTGCGAGCTCAGATTCCAGGAAGCCACGCCGGATCCCGTGATCCCGCCGCGGATGAGCATCCAGGGTGAGGTCCAGGAGCTCATCGTCCTCCAACAGCGAGGTGCGCACCCCGCCGACCTCCTCAGGCAACCCCCACTCGAAGTGAGCCACGCCCTCGCCCCTGTCGCGCTCGATCGCGGCCCGGCCCTTCTCCCGGGCATCCTTCAGCCACTCCGACCGGCTGGTGCCGGCCGCCGACAGCAGCCACGCCTGCCCCGGCTTCACACTGAAGACCGGCACCCAGGCGTCCTC